AATCCAGATGCACTTCCTGAAAATAATTCTGCTGTAACAACACCAGAAACTGATACATTTTGTGTTACACTCAAAATTCCTACTGTTGTAACACCAGAAACATTTAGATCTTTTGTTACTGTAGCACCAGTAACTCTAGTATCGCCATAAACATTTAACAAATATTCGGTAGGAACGGAAGTTCCAATTCCCACCAAACCATTTGCATTTACAACGAAATTATCATCATCAACTTGAACACCATTTCTAAGGTTAAATGACTTTCTATAATTTGCCATCTTATATGGTTTTTTAGTTATTTATCCGTAAGTTTTTGTTCAAGGTTTTCAACCTTCGCAGAAAGTTCCTTGATTGCTTCAACAAGAAGTGGAACGACCTTATGATAATCAACTGCCAAGTAACCATTATCTCTTGTTACAACCGCCTCAGGAAGAACTTCAAGAACTTCTTGTGCGATTACTCCAACATCATTTCCTTCCTTGCCAGACTTTTCATTCCAAGTATAAGTATTACCACTAATGGAAAGAACTTTTGCAAGAGGATCATCAATTGGAGTAATATTATCTTTTAGTCTCTGGTCAGAGGTATAAAATGCAGTAATATCACCAGTTACATTTAAATCGGAATTGATTTGAGTTGTTGTATTAATTGCTACCTTTGATCCAGATACTGCACTTAATTTAAGATCTCCAGATGATGTGTCAATTGTATTATCATCAGTTTGTGCTAATTTAATATTTCCAAGTTGAACAGTAGAACAATTTAATGTGCCATTAATATAAACATTTTTACCAATTCCTACTCCACCAGAAATAATTAAATCCCCAGTTGTTGAAGAAGTAGACTCTGCTCCTTGTGTCAGTCTGACTGTATTATTAAATGTTGTTTGTGATTTTGCTCTAATTTCTTTATTAAATGTTACGGGACCATCAAACTGAGAAAGAACTTGTCCAGATGCACCACCTTCTACAAGTAATCTCTCTTTAATTGTAACTTCATCAAATACGGCACTTAAACGATTAGGATTTTCACCAGTAACTGTTGGTTTTGGAATATCATAAGAAACAACCTCTCCACTTGCTGCAGATGTTTTGGTATTTCCATTATAAAAATCTCCAGAATTGTTCATTCCAGTATATACAACAATACCACCAGAACGTTCCTGAGAGTTCGCTAAAAAGTTTTCTTGATCATTTAGTGTTTTAACCTGAACTTGTGGCAATCCAGTCGAATAGTTACCTGGACCATATCCAAGATATTCAAAGGTGTGCCCTGACGCACGAAGAATAGAAGGTCTTCTGAACTCAATTGCAATTGGATTAATTCTACGAATCAACGAGTTGACATCATGATTTTCTTGAACTGTTCCAAGAGATCCACGAATTACAGTTGCAGAAGTATCATTACCACTGCTGGTAATTCTCATAATTTCATTATCAATTTGAATATAACATCCAAGTGGCAATCTTTGTGCTGTTCCAATACCAGTATGACTAATATTAATTGTGCTTCCTGTTGTTAACTCAGATGTTAAAATAAATGTTTGATTATCATAAAAAGAGACATTACGTGTTCCAAAATTTTCTCCATTTTCATCAGAAATTGCATTATTTGAAGAAAGTCCATGTTTTAAAACATATCCATTTGTTGCCGAAATTGAAGAGTTTGTAAGTGCTGTAAATGTCGTTACACTTTCTCTCTTATCGACAATGTAATCTCCTATATTATTATTATTAGAATCAATTACACGGAAACGATTTCCAGAAAGAAGACCATGAGCATCGTAAGTTGTAAATGTTGTAATACCTGCTGAGGAGTTGTATGCTGTCCCGCTAATTCTAATTGATGAGTTAACGACAAAAGCGTATTGTCCAGTTTGTATTGTTGGATCTCCAACAGTTTTAGCGATTGCAATTGATGTTGAAGATCCAATAGAAGTAATTCGATAATAACCATCTGTTACTGTTCCTGCACCGGTGATTTGAACAACGTCACCAATGTTTGTAGAAATTCCTGATGTTGAGACTGTGTAAAGAGCACCACTTCCAGCACCAATTTTACTTTGATCAAAATATAGAGATCCAGCAGTATAACCAGATCCAGGTGCCATAATTTCAACAGAAGTTACAATTCCACTACTCACAATTACTTTTGAAGTTGCACCACTCCATGAACCTGTTTGAGATCCATTAAGAAGTTTAACATTATAATATGTTCCATTTGTATAAGATGTTCCACCATTTGAAATTGAACCAGTTACAATTCCTGAAAGACCATGAAATCTTGCAAAAGTTAATGTTGCAATTCCAGAACTTGATTCAACAGAAGAAATTGTAAGAGCAACTCCAACATTTTTAAGAGAGAGATCTGTTGTTTCACGTGTAATACTTTTCTTTAGATCATTTGTCTCAACCGCACCAATTGGAGCACGTTTTGCAAATGTTTTTGCTGCTTGAGGGTTATCATTTACATTATCTCTATCTAATTGAGGATATAAATCGACAGGTAATTGTCCATACTTAAGATTTGTAAAAAGATTTGCACTAATTGCATTACTTGAGTTTAAAACATATAAGTGATAAATTCCATCTTGTTGATTGAAAATATATGGAGAAATAATTTCATTTCTGTAAACAAATAAATTACTTTGCCAATCATTCCTTTCAAATCTTGGTAGATTTTGATCTCTAGTTGATGTTGTATCTGTAAATGTTCCAGCAGATTGTGTTACGCCCGTAATTGTATTTGTTGTTGTATATCTAAAGGTATATGCATCAATAATATTAGATACAATGAATCTACCATTGTATCCAGAATCAAATCTTCCCGTAGAATTTGTTGAACTTTTAACATTTCTAATTGTTACTACTTCACCAACTTGAACATTATGTGGAAGTTCAGTTAATACCGTAACTACATTTGAACTTTCTGAACAAGATGCAATCAATCTTGGATTTTTTAAATATGCATAATCAGTGCTTGCAATGCTAGTTCTTGTAAAATCAGTGTCAGTTCTAACACCTGTAGTGCTGGATTCTTGAAGAATAAATCCCGTTTCTGGATCTTTTGCGTTTGCAAATTCTTTTGGAATAACAACTCTCAACTTATAAATTTTTTCGTCTAAACTTCTTTCATCAGAAATACGCTTCACATAAGCAAGATCTGTTGTTGGACCAAAAGTTATCGTTCCACCAATACTCAATGCATTATAAATTTCATTGTTTTGATTAACGTGAATAAACCAGTTATTATTTTGACTATCAAATTGAATAGGTGATCCAAGTTCTCCAGATTCCCTGTCAGAAACTCTACTTAAAATGTGAAGATTTGTACCACCTACAACTTGAATTGGTTTGTTTTGAAGAGCATTTGTATACGATGCTGCAAGTTTTACTGTATTATTATCTCCAGGATTAATTGCATAGTAAATTTGATGAGGATCAATATTTTCTGGCAAATCTCCATCATCACTTATGATTATGATCTTTTCACCCGTTAACAGATTGTTAGATCCAATTGTAAATGATGTCGTAAATCCAGTTGGAGGTGTAGTGGTTGCATCATAAAATTTAACAGAACTTGTTGTTCCTAATGCAGTTGTAAGTCCAGAAGAACTAATTGCATTATTACACATGTAAATATTTGCTTCACTAGTTCCAGTTCCCAAAGGAACGTATAACTTATCATTTAATTTTGCACCGATTCGATATCCTTGTGTAAGAGATGATGGGGCAACATTAATTGAGTTAAATCCAAAAAGATAAAGGTGACTTGAGATACCAACTTGAGTTGTAAGTCCTACGTTTAAAGATAACCACTCAATGTTATCTTCAACAGAAGAAACTGATCTTGGTGTGACTATAGAGGTAATAAAAGCTTTATTATCCTTATCAAATGCTTCTTTTTTAAATCCAGAAGAATTTAATGAAATTTGACCAAAGTTTGAGTTTGAGTTTGTAATTGATGCATCACCACCAGTTTCTGCATCAAAATGCTTATTAAATCCAATTGCAAATACAGAAACAATTTGAATGAAAGCATCATTTGTAATTTTAATATGACTTGTTTCCCATCCTTGACGATAGATAGCGTCTGGATCTAAATGATAAACTCTATTTGTATCTGTTTGAGATGCTCCATTTGGAAGATCTCCACCAGAAACAGTAGTGTAATCAATTTTTTCATAAGATCTAGAAGATTTATTATATTTTGCAAAGGCACGATCATCCTTTTGAAGAGATACTGCAGTAAATTGTGCAACAACGGTGCTTCTAAATCCTGATGCTTTGCTACCATCAGCATGAAGACCATTCATACCCCAGACAGAGCGTAATGAACAGTTAAAAATGTAAGGGGATGCGCCAGATACAGTATCAGTCTCAACTGTTACTGTCGCTCCGGCAGCACTTGGACTTGGAATTGTAGGAACTGTTGAAAGAAGGTAAGTAAATGATGTTGAACTTAAAACAGATTGAACAGTTGTTGAAACATTATAAACCCCTACACCAACTCCTTTAACTTTAATTGGAGTACCTACGTTTAAACCATGCTCTGTTGTGGTTGTAACTGTAACACGTGCGTCTGCAACACTGCCATTACCAGAAAATATTGAAGCAATTGTAATTGGATCTGAAGCAAAAGCACCGACAATTTGAAACTCTGGATCTCTCTTTGCAAAACCAAGAGGATTCGTTGGATATTTATCTTCTGCTTTAATTTCACGATATGCATTATAAGCATTTGAGACTTTGCTATAATACATATCAAGATCGGTGAGACCTGTTGCAGTTCCACCAGCACCACCAATAGGCAATGTAATATTATTTACACCATCACAAAATTCAAAACAAGTTACTTTATGGTGTGAAAAATTAGGTGTTGAGCGATAGATTGATGAAAAATCATCTGGATTTGTATATACCGTGCTACTTGCATCTGCATCAAAAATAGAAAATTGCCAAAAATAACAAGCACCAGTAATTCTAAAAATTGCAGATTTAGATACAGTATCATCTGTTGGATTTGGAACATATTTTGGACGAATTTTGGTCTTTCTTAAATCAAGACCAACAATAGAAGTTCCTCTTGGAACAACAACACCACCATACCAACTATTAAACTTATAAAGAATATTATCTTCTTGTGCAAGATCAAAGTTTGAATTTAATCCAAGTGAAAAAACATTTGTAGCAGTATCTTGACCACCAGATCGATTGACTGCTTTTGCTCCACTGTTATTATAAACTGCATATCCAGGTCTATTATCAATTAAATGCTCACCGGGAAATAGTAAAATTGTGGTTTTTTCTACTAAATCATTATTATCTCCAGCAATATATGAGAATCTTGCCGCTTCTAATAATGCTCTTTGTATTGTTTTGAAAGGGCGAGCAAGAGAATTACCTTGATTCTCAATACTATCAGTTGAATCAAGATCATTTGGATTGACGTAAAGAATACGACCTTCTGTATTCTTGATAAAATTGTCAAGTTTATTCAGACCCATTTTTATTGATTTTAACTCTTATTATCTTCTATTTAGTTAGTCAAATCTTCCTCATCATACTCATATTCTATCTCTTCTGGCATATCTTCAGGATTTTCTAACTCAACTGGAAAGAGACAGGGGTGTGCCTCCTCATCAATCAAGTAGAAAGAACTTCTATATAAATCGTCTGGTTCAAATGTGCGATTCTTATCTGCTTCTCTGCACAAATCTTGATCGTATAAGTGTCCCTCTGGCAACTCATCGAAGGTAAATGGAACAGAGTTGATAAAATACATCTTCACAATCATACTGCCGTCATTGTACCAGCAGTATGCAGAATCTATACGATAAGACATAGGGGTTTTCCCATATCTTATATTTATTTTTAGTAGGAGCGGCGAGACTTGAACTCGCATAGCCGAAGCC